ACTACAATACAAGTAGGATGGTGCGTAGATGATAATGATGACCCTTACATAGGAGAACCAATATTGTTTTATCCTATCTATCAATCAAACCAAGATAATATAAGATTCTTAACAGGTCAAGATACAGGTCAACAAACTACTAATGATTATTATATTCCAAGTAATAGTTTTGCTTTATCTTCTAGTACAAGTGCAATAAACATAAACTTTAATGCAGAGTTAAATGAATGGACAAGTGACAATACATTTACAGACACTTTATTTGATGATTACTACACTATTTACATAACAGATGTATTTGATATTAAAAGAAGATTATCAAAGTATAAAGCATTTCTTCCATTAAAGATATTAAGGAACTACACATTAGCAGACAGATTTGTAGTAAACAACAGAAGTTATAAGATAAATAGCATAACAACTAATCTAGGAACAGGAGAAAGCGAAGTTGAATTATTAAACGAGGTATGATACAAAACATTTTAGAATTACTCCAATTAGTAAAAGGAGATACAGAAAATATAAGAATAGCTCAAGGTAAGTATAAACTTCCTGAAACATTTAGTGAAACATTTAAACAAATAAAAACAGAAATAAAATGGCTCAAAAAGTAGTAATAGACATTGATGTAAAAAGTGGAGAAGCTGAGAAGCAAGTAGAGAATCTTAATAAAGACTTAAAGGAAACTAAACAAGATTTATCTGCTATTGATGATGCAGGAGATAAAATGACAGGTGGTCTTGTATCTGGTTTTAAGAATGGTGTAAAATCAGTCAAGAAGTTTGCAAAAGGATTAATGACTGTAAATGGCTTATTAAAAGCTAGTTTATTTGGAGCTATAGCGTTGGCTATTGGTGCAGTTGCTACAGCATTAACTAATTCAGAAGAAGGTCAGAATAAATTTGCTAAATGGCTAAATCAAATTACAGTAGTTATTGGGAATGTAACAGATATTCTTGGAAACTTTGGTAATGCTATATTATCTTTTGTTACAGGTAATTTCGATGAAGCTGCAGATTCTATAGCTAAAGTAACTGAAGGTATTAAGAACTTTGGAGAAGAAACTCGTAAAGAAATAGCTATAGCAGGAGAGTTGTCAGATATGAGAGCTAAAGCTGATAAAGCAGAAAGAGATTTACAAGTACAAAGAGCAAAAGCAGATAGAACTAGAGCAGACTTATTAGAGAAAGCAGTAAATAAAGAAAAGTTTTCAGTAGAAGAAAGAATAGGTTTCTTAGAAGAAGCAGGTAGAATAGAAGAAGAAATAACAAACAAAGAAATAGCAGCATCTAGATTAAGATTAGAAGCTAAGCAATTAGAAAACTCATTATCTGCATCTACTAAAGAAGATTTAGACGAAGAAGCAAGATTAAAAGCAGAACTTATACAATTAGAAACTGCTAAACTTACAAAACAAAAAGAAGTTACTTCACAAACTATAGCATTAAAAGCAGAAGAAGCTGCAGCATTAAAAGCTATTGAAGATGAACAAAGACGTGTAAAAGAAGAACAAGCTAAAGTAGATGAGCAACTCATACAAGATGGTTTTAAAAAAGCTGCAGAAGCTAAAAAGAAACAAGACGAAGATGATGCAAAATTAGCTAAAGCAAAAGAAGAAAGAGATGCAAGAGTTTTAGCTATGGACATTGATATTGAGAATAGAAGAACTGCTGCTAAGAAAGCATCTGTTGATTCTGCTATTGCTCTATTTGGTGCTGAGACTGCTGCAGGTAAGGCTGCTCTTATAGCTAAACAAGTTATTGCTGCACAAGAGATGATACAAGAAGCAAGAAAGACATTAACCTTTTCTAGTTTAGTAGCTGCAAGATCAAGTGCTGCAGTAGCAGAGGGTACTGCTCAAACTGCTAAAGTAGGTTTTCCACAAAACATTCCGATGTTGATTGCTTATGCTTTACAAGCAGTAGGTATAGTACAATCTATTAGTCAAGCAGTAGGAAAAAGTAAATCTGTAGCATCTTCACTTGGAGCAGGAGGTGGAGGTGGTTCTGTACAAAGTCCACAAGTACCAACAGGCTCTGCTCCTCCTGCATTTAATGTAGTAGGCACATCAGGTTCTAATCAATTAGCAGGAGCAATAGCTTCACAACAACAACAACCAGTAAAAGCATTTGTAGTTAGTAATGATGTTACTACTGCTCAGGAGTTAGATAGAAATATTGTAAGTGGAGCAACTATAGGATAAAATACAAAATATTAATTTTTAAACGATATATAAATATGAAAATAGTAGAACTTATTTTAGATGAAAATGAGGAGCTAAATGGGATTGAAGCAATAAGCATTGTAGAGAATCCTGCAATAGAAGAAGATTTTGTTGCTTTAAAAAGTGATGAAATAAAATTAGCAGAAGTTAGCGAAGAAAAAAGAATCTTAATGGGAGCTTTATTAATCCCTAACAAGCCTATATATAGAAGGAGTGGAGAGGATGAATATTATATATACTTCTCCAAAGATACGGTTTTAAAAGCATCCCAAATGTATTTAATGAAAGGCAACCAAAACAATTCAACATTAGAGCATCAATATTCTCTAAATGGTTTGTCTTTAGTAGAGTCCTGGATAGTAGAAGATACTGTTCACGATAAATCCAGGAAGTACGATATGGAAGTTCCTGTAGGGACTTGGATGGGTACTGTAAAAGTAAACAATGAAGATGTTTGGAACGACTATGTAAAGACAGGTAAGGTTAAAGGATTTTCTATAGAAGGTTACTTTGTAGATAAAATGGAAAGACCTAAAGACGCTACTATAAACGACTTAGCTCAAATTGAGGAAGAAGAAGCTAAAGAATTGTTATCTACTATTAGAGGAATTATAAAAGGAGACAAAAGAACTAAAAGTGGAAAGAAGACGATAATGGAATCTTATACAGACTATCCTGATGCAGTCAAAAACAATGCCAAAAAAGGTTTAGAACTTAACGAGAAAGTAAACAATAAATGTGCTACACAAGTTGGAAAGATCAGAGCAACACAACTTGCACAAGGTAAACCAATAAGTAAAGAAACTATAAAGCGTATGTATTCTTATTTATCAAGAGCAGAAGAATACTATAATGAAAGTGATACTAAAGCCTGTGGAACTATTTCCTATTTACTTTGGGGAGGTTTAGCAGCTAAGAGATATGCAGCTAAAAAACTTAGAGAGTTTGGAGAGTTAGAATTAGCATCTATGGAAATAAATGATGACTATGCTATAATAGACGATAGACTTGCATACTCCACAAAAGAAAAAGCTATAGAGATGGCTGAAGATATGGGGTGTAACTCTTACCACGAACACGAATACGAGGGTAAGATATGGTTTATGCCTTGTGAACAACACGAACTTAAAGCTCCTTGTCAAGCAGGATATGAGCAATATGGAATGAAAAGAAAGAATGGAAGATTAGTACCTAACTGCATACCAATTAAATAAATATGGAAGATACTACTCACAATGTAAGTCCACAAGGAGGAAACAGAGCTTGTCTTTGTTGGGATAAAGAAACTTATAGTATTAAGTGCTGTGATGGTTCTTTACACGCACAAGGTATAGGAAGTATAAATAGAAATTCTTAAAAATGCAAAATAATTAACTAAATACGATATATTAATATGAAACCTATGGAAATGTTAAATCAAATCAAAAGCGTCTTGGGTGTAGAATTATCTACTGAAGAAAAAGTAGAACTTGCTCAAGCTAAATTAGAAAATGGTACTGTTTTAGAAGCAGAATCATTCGAGTCAGGAAAAGAAGTATTTATCTTAACTGATGACGAGAAAGTAGCTTTACCTATTGGACAGTATGAAATGGAAGACGGTAAGATTCTAGTAATAGAAGAAGACGGTATTATTTCAGAAATCAAAGAAGGTGGAGAAGAAGAAGTTGTGGAAGAAGAAGTAGAAGAAGTAGAACAAGTAGAAGAAGAATTAAAAGAAGAAGACAAATACGCAACTAAACAAGAACTTGCTGAAATCAAATCTATGGTAGAAGAAATCAAAGAATTGATGAAGGAAGGTAAGAAAGAGGAAATGCACAAGGAAGAAGAATTGATGTCACAGAAATTGACTGAACTTGCTTGTCAAGAAGATGAAGCTCTAAAAGAAGAATTATCTAAACCAGCTTCTGAACCAATTAAGCATTCTCCTGAAGCAAAGCAGGAATTAAACAAAGTTGTTTATTCTCAAAAGAGAAACCTAACAACTAAAGATATAGTATTCAATAAAATAGCAAATTTCAAATAAAAATTAAATAAAAATTAAATTATGGCAACTACAGTTTCAATTACAAGTACTTATGCAGGTGAGTTTTCAGGGAAGTATATTTCTGCTGCTCTTTTAAGTTCTCCTACATTAGAAAAAGGAAACATCGAAATTAAACCTAACGTTAAATTTAAAGATGTTATCAAAAAAGTAGCAACTGATTCAAACGTTATTAAAGACGCTTCTTGTGACTTTACTGACACAGCTACTGTTACTTTAACAGAAAGAATCTTACAACCAGAGCAATTCCAAGTAAACCTTGAGCTTTGTAAGCAAGACTTTATCTCAGATTGGGAAGCAATTTCAATGGGATACAGTTCTCTAAATGACCAATTACCTCCAAAGTTTTCTGATTTCTTAATCGGACACGTTGCAGGATTGGTAGCAGAAAAGAATGAGCAAAACATTTGGGCAGGTGTAAACGGAAACGCTGGAGAGTTTGATGGAATCACAGTATTAGCAGCAGCAGACGGAGACGTTAACGATGCAGCTAACGGTGGTGAAACTGCTTTCAGTTCAACTAACATCATCAGTCTTTTAGAAAACGTAGTAGATTCTTTACCTTCTGCAGTTTATGGAAAAGAAGATTTAAAAATATATGTTCCAACTATCGCTTGGCAATCATACATCAGACAATTAGGAGGATATGCTGCTAATGGTGTTGGTGGTTCAGGTGTTGATGCAAGAGGTGGTTTATGGTACAATCAAGGTAATGCGCTTTCTTTCGATGGAATCGAAGTTGTATTAGCTCCAGGTATGCCAACTAATCACATCGTAGCAGGACAAAAATCTAACATCTACTTTGGTACAGGTCTTTTATCTGACCACAACGAAGTTAAGTTATTAGATATGGCTGACCTTGATGGTTCTCAAAACGTAAGAGTAGTAATGAGATTCTCAGCAGGTGTACAATATGGAATAGGAAGTGACCTATCTTTATTGACATTAGCTTAATAAATTGTTTAACATAGA